TGGTACTTCAGCACTTAGTGGTTGACATCCTTACAACTGAGGCCTGATCATTATTCAGGTGTTGCATGGGAGAGCGAACGAGTGCAGTTGTCTGTGGACGTATGAGTCACTTTGTGACGAAATCCACAACAGCAAGATCTGGAAAGGTGGGCCCCTACCTTAAGTGTGGTCACAAAATCCACGCCGTCATGAATTATACAACTGTAGAACTTGGTTCCGGGTTAAGGCCAAATGCGATTAACAATCATCTTATTACGAGTGGAGGCGGCATGCATACTGAGGGGTGTGCATTGCCAAAACGGGTACCGGGGATAGCAACCTGGGAGGCCGTTAGTCGTAGGTTAGTTAGGGAATTGATGAGATTTCCACTAGTTTACGCTGCATATTTTACATTAGGACCTTTTGTGATATATAAAGTATGCAAGTCCATGCTGATGTGGACGCGTTGTTATAATGCTGCCAAGGAGGGGCGTTATTTGAACGAGTATCGAGAAGCGCACCTGGAGCTGCTTGATACCAACTTGGACCCAATTGGCATTACTGGGCTAATTGGAGGAACTGAGGAGGCGAATGGTGATGTTGGTGAGGCATTTATTGTCCGTGTAGAAGATGGAACTGGCTATGGGCTCGTTGGTGAACACAATGTAAGACCTCGTAGGCTTGGCAAGTTGACTGCACAAATTCTAATGATAGTCCGTGAGAAACACGGCGTGTTGGCAAACACTGAGTCCAACCGAATGATCGTCAGAAGAACGATATTAATGCAAGAAAACATTATCAGATTGATTCGGCCTACGCACATGGTACAGTGGTTGCCCATGATGGTAACTCTTGCCATGATTCCTACGAAACATGAGGTGAGATGTGCTCAATTGTTAAATCCACCGGATACAATTTGGCAAAGGATCACTAGATATGTTTATGGTGACGAGCTTCAAGATAGGGTTCAGGAGATGAACCGCTTGAGGAACGTCTAGGATTGCTTGGTTAAATCTAATGGCACGACGACACACACCAAATCACCCATTGGAGATGTCAAGGAACTGCGTGTTATTAGGTTTCCAGGCTGGTCGAAGAATCGCCTGTTCACGAGGATTAATTGGTTGTCCTCATCCAAATATATTGTACATAACCATAACGTGGATAATTGCCTCAGAGCAGCAGCTGAGCGCTATTATTTCGTGCAAGATGGTGCACGATTTGCCCCACCACCCAAGAGCAAATTAAGGATATTCAGCACACTTAATTACATAAAACATAAAATTGCAAATAGCATTGATGTTTCCAAATTATCATACAAGGACTTTGTGTCACTCTATGATGGTAAACGTAAATGCCGCTACCAAACAGCAGTAGACACGCTGGTAGCAGATCCGCTATGTAGTAAAGATGCATATATAAAGGCTTTTGTTAAGGCCGAGCTGATATCCGTGACGAGTGATCACTACAACCCAGTGTTGCGCAAAGTGGTCAGTGGGAAACCCGATCCTGCACCTCGTGCCATCTCACCTAGATCACCAAGGTATAACGTTGAAGTTGGGAGGTTTCTTCGACCCTTGGAGCATAAGATCTATGGAGCTATAGCCGGACTTTTTGGAGGAAAAACGGTCGCTAAGGGAATGAACGCAACTGAAACTGCAGCTGTTTTAGTTGAGATGTTTAATGAGTTTGATGACCCAGTGGCAATTATGTTAGATGCGCATAGATTTGACCAACACGTTGGGGTGGATTGCCTCAAGTGGGAACATTCTGTATATAATGAAATTTACAATGATCCTAATCTCAGGAGATTTCTTAAGATGCAACTTAAGAATAGGATTAGGTTTATTTGTAGAGACGGAATGGTCATTTGCGTATTAGACGGTAGACGAATGAGCGGTGATATGAACACTGCCTTAGGAAACTGTTTGATTATGTGTGTCCTGATATATCACTACCTGCAAACTTTGAAGATTCGAGGAAGACTACTGAACAATGGAGATGATTGTACAGTGGTTATGAGTCGGAAAAATGAGGAGGAATTTGTAGCGGGAGTAGCAGCATACTTCCTTGACTACGGGTTCACTATGAAGGTCGAGAAGCCAGTCTATGTATTAGAAGAGATTGAGTTCTGTAAGACACAACCTGTCTGGAATGGAACTGAATATGTAATGTGTAGAAAGTTTCCCGATTGTGTGGACAAGGATTCCATATCATTTCTGCCTATCAATAACGATCAATCATTAAACAATTATTATCATGACCTTGGTGCCTGCGGCCAGGCATTGACTAGTGGATTACCGGTTTTGAGCAAATTTTACGCTATGCTCAGTAGGTTCGCCGGATCTGCAAAAGGATTTAATAGAGACATTAGTCAAAGGACTGGGATGGAAATCTTGTCTTGGAGAATGATTAGGAGAGATTCACCAATTACCGAAAGAGCAAGATACTCATTTTACCTAGCATTTGGTATCACACCATCAGAGCAAATCGATTTAGAACATAAATATTCGACCATGCAACGCATACCTTATTGCAGTCGGGTTGTCGATGAGTTTCAGGTGGTTCAACCGTGGTACTTGATGAGCAAGTAGCAGCCTCACTTTGGGATGAAACCAGAGACATAACGGACAATAAACGAGAAATAAACAACAGACCTAGCAAGTCTTAGCGCACTATAGCAAATTTTTGAAATTATCCTTTCCCACATTTTAAAGACGTGTATCTACCAGATTATAAAACTATTTTATCAATATGGCCAAGAACAAAACCAGGAGCAAGAAGAACAAGAGCAGGAAACCCAAGCGGCAACCGAGAATGACAATGTCCAGACCAGGACCGATGTTGATGGACCTCGCACATTTGGTTTGCGCAACCAGCAATCCATTTTGTGCTGCTGCAAAGGGGGCCAAATTAACTGACTCTGACACTTCACCTTCTATAACATACAGGGTATCACAGTTGTTACCGATAACAACTGACGCAAATGGATACCAGGCGATGATGATTGGCGCATCACCAGCTAGTGCATATTTCTTAGCTACCACCATTACAGCAGGCACTGTTGCTGTTTGGGGAAGCGGAAATAATAACAGTTTTTATTCGCAGTTAAGCAATAACATTGTCAAGTGGCGTGTGGTTTCGGCAGGAGTTCGTATCCGTACAACTCAAGCTTGGACTGCAGCAACTGGGTACTATACTTTATCTGAAGTCAGCAATTTATCAACTACCCAACTACCCGATTGTGGAGCAACCACCTACGGCCTTAGAGCTGAGATGATTCCACTTAGGGATGCTAATGTGGCAGCTATTATGAGGCCGCAGGGCAAAGTTGCTGAAGATTATCAGAGTATATCAACAACTGCTTATACGCACACAGCTTTCCTGTTAACAACTAGTGGTGCAACAGCATCAACCACCGTAGGGCAAATTGAATTAATAGTCAATTATGAGTATGTTCCAACTGAGGTGAGTGGATTTCAACAATTCACTTCACCAGCTGGAAGAAACATTCCATCAGTCTCAACAGCCAGAGC